AAATTTATTCTTAATCTCAAGCCAAACAAAAATAGGTCTTTCTTAAATTAACACACTTTCTAAAAAATAGCAAATTTCAAAAATAAGTCCTTATGGTAATTAGCTACTAATAGTTGTTGCTGGAGAAAAAGTCACTATGATAGTCATCACAGCAAGAAATTGCCAAAGGATCTCAACAATATCATTGGTTTGATTTTTTTCAAACATTCAACAACTGATAAAATTCGCTATTTTCGAGTTGAATTTTACTTTTGATAACGATAATTATGTAAATAAGCTGTCCATATGGGCAGCTTATTTTATTTTTCCGCATAGCGTAGGTTATTTTGCAAAATGCTGGTGGTATCCCTATACAGTTACTCATAATTTTCGTACTATGTAACTCAAAAGAGAAAATTAAATGAAATCAATGATACCAAGGGATTCAGCGAAGGGGTCAGTTACACACAATATAAGATATGGGTAATTGATGTGTTAATATTATAATATAAATATATATAATAGAATAGGAGTGTGTTAAATGGGAATGTTATCGAGTTTACCAAACGTTACATGGACCGTATTAACGACTATTGTGACATTCGTAATACTTCACATTATCATTGAGCCGTATAAAGCAAGAAAAAGAAGAAGATCAGAGAAACTCAAAAATTTATATGCGCCGTTGTATACAATGACTGTTGCAAAGATAAGAGATTATGCATTATATACCAAAGAGTTTCCAAACGGAAAAATGGTATTTTCAATAAAGACAAAACCTCATTATCTTGCCGATGAATACATAATAGAATTTTTATTAAACAATTCAGGGTATGCGAGTAAGAAGCTTTTATTTGAGATATATGGGTATGTAGAGGCGTTATCTAAAATGGAATTGCAGGGCAGTAGTGGTTTTGTATATGTAGATAGTTTGGTGAAGATAATTGTTAAAGAATATAATCAATTAAAAAAAGAGATGGGCGATGAATTCGACCAGGATGAATTGAAAACAGGTATTCCGAAGGGGATAAAAGAAATGCTAGAAAAAGAATAGATGGCAGAATCGTGACCGTTTTGTGACCGCAAATGTGCCGTTTTTTTGGGGATTATCGTGTTATATTTATATTGTGAGAAGTGGCGGGGGACATAACTCACAAAGCTTCCTTTATTAAGGAGAAATTTTGCTCTTCATACAGCTACTTGAACACTGATGATATTAGGTGATTGGAAAAAGGGATCTGATATTTTGTGATGAATTATCAGACCTCTTTTTTCAATTAAGAAATTAATCTATAATTTGAAGTTCATCCAATATATGCTTGTCACTGATAAACCCGTCTCTTCTAGAGAGTAGCAAAAGAATTTTTAAAAAATAAGGGAAATTTTTACGATCTTCACTTGTCACTATAATCTCTTCTTGCGGAATGTAATCACTTTTCTGCATTGTCAAAAGTTCATCTGAACTCCACTCGGGTAAATTTTTATCTATTGTACATTTAATTTTTGGTGTTTCATCCCAAATGTATTCAATATTAAAATAGTCAAAAGTATTGTTACTTATGTTATTTTTTCGCATTCCAAGTTCAAATGAAATACTTAAAGTGCCAATAAAAGATTCTAAAATTGATACTAACGCTGATACTAAGTCATAATAAGCTTCTATATCTTCTATTTCAGGTATTTTATAGTCATGTTCCATTTTATTTCTCATCGTGTTAAATCTCGCTAATGAAAATGAATTAAATATTCCAGCGGATTTAAAAAAATTCAGTTTTATTTTCAAACTTAAATTATTCTTTTTTACAGTATTTAGATTTAAGATATAAAAACAAGTATCTAATTGGCAATCTATTGCTCTTTTTAAATGAGATACACAATTTATTAGATGTATATGGTCGAGGCTTGTTGATTTGTTTTGAATCTGTAGAAGTTCATGTTCTGCAAATCGTAAATAATCACGTGCATATAAATCAAACTCTGGAAACTTCAAACTTGTTCCAGAGAATGTATCTACAAACATTTCAGATAAATTTTCACTTAAAAATTGTTGCAAATATAGCGATTTTGTTTGTGTCATGAAATTTCTCCTAAGAACATAGTATTATATAATTCTAACAATTATACGCTATAAATATACCATTTTTACAAATAATATCCTATATGAAATGAAAACAAAAACCTGAGGATAAGTATGTTACTTAAATAAAAAAAATCATTTTTACGTGTTTGTACTATGAATAAAGATTTTCACATGATATATGCAAACTATCTGACATTTGCCCTGCCTTGTAACAGGGCTTTTTATTAATGTAAAAAAGAATAATGTTACTTGCTTTAGGAGAAATATGGATGGAGACATTAAGGGGAATAATTTATATACCAAATTTGGAAAAGTATATTAATGGCTTAATAAGTGGAGTAGAAGCACTGGAACTAGATGTATGAATAGGAGAACATGGTGATGGAATATTGGATAAATGATTACAAAACCAAACAACAGAAGCGTAAGTTCTATGACAGTGGTGAGTGGAAGAGTACACGCGAACAAGTAAAGAAGCGAGACAACTATGAATGTCAAGAGTGTAAACGTAATGGTCATGTTCGCGTGGACACCAATGAGTACAGTGAGAGTGCCAAGCGTAAGAAAATACAACTCGTTGTTCATCATATAAAAGAACTAGAACATCATCCAGAGCTTGCATTAGACATAGATAACCTTGAAACAGTCTGTGTGAATTGTCATAACAAAGAACACGGAAGAGTTTACGAAAAGAAACAAAATAAATGGGAACACGATGAAAAGTGGTAAAAATGATCCAGTAATAATCCCCCCCTTAAAAAATTTCATCAAAAATTGCTCAAAGGGGCACCGGAGGAGGGGGTCGATTTTCTAAATTTATAAGCAAATTCGCGCGTTATATCAAATTGGAAAACGATGTAAATCAGAAGGGAGGGATATTGTGGCTAGAGTTAAGCGTGAAACAATGAGAAAAAGGATTGAAAAGGATTTAATAAATCAATTGAAAGAAAAAAAGATTGTAGGTAATCATTATGTTGACTTAATTCAAGATTATTTATCGCTTTGGGATTTAAAATGTATTCTTGTTGATGATATTGAAGAAACAGGAATAAAGGTATCCGGCATGCACGGTCCGAAATCCAACCCTTCTATTAATGATTTACATAAAACTAACGATCGGATGATAAAGATTTTAGATGCACTTGGATTAGAAGCATCGGCAGAAGAAAAGAAAGTTCCTTCAAAACCTGTGCGCTCTGCTAGAGATTTAACATGATTCAAAATGAATATGTAACTAAATATATTGAAATGTATCGAGTGGGAAAAATTAAGCTAAATAAAGAGCGCATAATGCTAATTGATTACCTAGAGAAATACATTTTAATACGTGATGATCTGTATTTCGATAATGAAATGCATGATGATTATATAAAGTTTACAGAAAAATGGTATTTTGAATTACAACCATTTCAGAAGTTTTTAACCGCATTTGTTTTTCTTTTTTATGAAGAAGACGATTCGGTTTTTTACGAGCAGTTTCTAATTATGATGGCTCGTGGTGGCGGTAAAAATGGTTTGATTTCATCATTATGTCATTTCTTTATTAGTCCACTACACGGGATAGAACGCTACAATGTTTCAATTGTGGCTAACAACGAGAAGCAAGCTAAAGTTTCTTTTCGTGAAGTCTATGATGCTATTAAAGGAAAAGAAATACTAGAAGATATGTTTTATCGAACTAAGGTAGAGATACTGAGTAACGATACTCAAAGCATTATGCAATATCATACATCTAATGCTGGTTCTAAGGATGGACTTCGTGACGGTTGTGTTATTTACGATGAAATACATCGATATGAAAACTTTGATGTAGTAAATGTATTCTCTAGTGGACTTGGAAAAGTGCCAAATGCTAGAGAATTTTTTATTGGTACAGATGGTTTTGTTCGCGATGGGTTCTTAGACAAGACGAAAGAGCGAGCGATGAATATTCTAAAAGGCAAAGATTTAGAAGACCCATTGTTTCCCTTCATCTGCAAGATCGATAATCCAGAAGAAATTGATAATCCTGATGTGTGGGAAAAAGCGAATCCTATGTTTAGCGAGCCGAGAAGTTCTTACGCTAAACAATTATTTAAAAAGGTATTAACTCAATATAAACAATTAGAAAATAATCCTTCAAACCGTGAAGAATTTATAACAAAACGGATGAATTATCCCGAAACAGATTTAACAAAGTCTGTAGCTCCGTGGGAGGAAATCATGCGTACTGGTTATGAAGAAGATGGAGTAACGCTTAGAGAAGTTCCAGATCTAAGACACAAAACTGCTGTGGGCGGCCTCGACTTCGCCAGCATCAAGGACTTTGCATCAGTCGGATTACTGTTTAAACATGGTGAGGATTACATTTGGAAATCACATTCATTTGTAAGAAAAGGCTTTTTGGACAAAGTGAAATTAAAAGTACCTATTAAAGAATGGGAAGAACAAGGATTGCTTACTATTCTAGATGAACCAGTCATTAATATCTCTCACATTGTAGATTGGTTTGTAAAAATGCGTGAGTTATACGGGTTTAATACGATTGTAGCTGATACGTTCCGTCTTGATCTTGTTAAATCAGCACTTGAAGCTGAAGGTTTCATATTGTTATACATTCGTAATCCAAAAGCAATTCATTCCCTTTTAGCTCCACGAGTTGAAACATTATTTGCAAACAATCGCATTATCTTTGGTGATAATCCATTAATGCGTTGGTACACCAATAACGTCTACGTCCACATCAAAAAAGACGGTAACAAAGAATATCTGAAAAAAGATGAATTCAAGCGAAAAACAGATGGATTCCAAGCTTTTATCCATGCATTATGGCAAGCGGATAACGTTCTTGTGGATGAATTTGATTTTATGCTAGATGGTATTAAATTCTAATAAAGGGGGTGATAATCATTGGATGGCTGGATGCGGTATTTAAAAGAAATAGTGAGTTAGGATTTATGTTTGATGTGGAAATGTTTATTGAAAAGGCAAATAGAGTCCACATGAAGCGAATAGCGATTGATACCTGTATATCATTTTTAGGAAGGACAATTAGTCAATCAGAATTCAGAGTAAAAAACGGTGGGAAATTCGAAAAAGATGAGCTTTATTACCGATTAAATGTTAGGCCCAATAAGAATATGACAGCAAGTACCTTTTGGGAACAGTTCATTTACAAACTTATTTATGATAATGAAGCTTTAATTATACAAGCAGATGATGGTGATCTACTTATCGCTGATGACTTTGAACATAATGAGTACGCTGTGTTTGAAGATACTTTTACAAATGTCACCGTAAAAGATTATCAGTTTAAGAGAAGTTTTAAACAAAGTGAAGTCATTCATTTAAGATATCGTAATGACAAGTTATCACCGCTTATTGATGGGCTTTTTGCTGATTATGGTGATTTATTCGGTAGGATATTAAGCTCTCAAAAACGTAAAAATCAAATTCGTGCCACAGTTGATATGGACATGCTTGCTGCAAAGAGTAAAGACCATCAAGCAAAACTCCAAAATTTTATAGATGACATGTATAAAGCTGTTGGAGAAAATGATATTGCTATTATTCCACAACAACCAGGATTTAAATACGAAGAAACATCAGGTGGTGTAAATTCTGGTCAAAGTGTGGATGAAATAAACAAAGTAACGAATGGCTTTCTAAATCAAGTAGCTATGGCTTTTGGTATTCCGACCGCTTTGTTATATGGCGAAATGGCTGATGTAGAGAAGCAAACGAAAAATTATATGCTTTTCACAGTGAAACCATTATTAAAAAAGATTTCAGATGAAGCAAACGTTAAATTTTTTGAAAAAGAAGAGTATCTTTTAGGTCAAAAAATTGAAATTAAATCCGTTTCTTATCAGAGTATATTTGAGCTTGCTGAAAGTATCGATAAACTCATTTCTTCTAGTGCATTCACAGGTAATGAGCTTAGATTGGAAGTAGGATATGATATTTCAAATGATCCGAATTTAAACAAACATTATATTACCAAAAACTATACAGAAACTCATTTAACTGAAGGAGGTGAGAAAGAAAATGACGGTGAAAATTGACGTTAAAGGGCCAATTATTTCTAATGATGAAGCTTGGATTTATGATTGGTTTGAAATGGATGCTACAAGCCCAGGTAAGGTTTCAAAAGCGCTTGATGAAGCAAATGGCGATGACTTAGTTGTATCAATTAATAGTCCTGGCGGTTATGTAAATGAAGGTTCAGAGATTTACACAGCATTAAAAAATTATCCTGGTCATGTGGAAGCTCAAATTGTTGGGTTGGCGGCAAGTGCAGCATCATTCATTGCGATGGGTGCTGATAAAGTTCGAATCTCTCCAACAGCTCAAATTATGATTCACAATGCTTCTATGTGGAATGGTGGAGATCATCGTGATATGGAAAAGGCTGCTGAGATGTTGAAAACAACAGATCGAGCGATTGTAAACGCCTATGTCATTAAAAGTGGGAAATCAGAAGAGGAACTACTTAATATGATGGCTGAAGAAACTTGGATGGGTCCACAACAAGCATTAGAAAATAATTTTGTGGATGAAATCATGTTTATGGATAATCAGGTTAAAATGACAGCGTCAACTGCGACTTCTGCCATGCTTCCACAGAAAGTAATCGATGGTTTTAGAAATGGAACAATGAACAAAGGCCAAGGGATTACAAAAGAAGATTTAAACGCAGCGTTATCAGGGTTAAAAAACGAAATCCTGAATGATTTACAAAACAATATAGAAGAACAACCAAAGGAGCCGAATCCTAAACCTGTAAAAAACAGTGGGATTAAAGGGCTCCTTTTAAATTTATAAATTTATAAAAATATAAAATTATAAAAAATGGGGGAAACACATAATGACGATTAAATTTAATAAATCTGAAGCATTCAATAAGGCGAAAGCAAAGTTAACGGATGCTTTAACTAATGCAGAGAGTACAGAGCAAGAACAAACAGCAGCATTTGAAGGCTTCTTTGATGCGATGCAAACGGATGTAATTAACACAGTCCGTAACCAAGTAAATGATGAAATGTTAGATCGTTCTATTCTTCAACAACGCGGTCAAAATGTATTAACAGCAGCAGAAACAAAATTCTTCAATGCAGTTGTACAAGAAGGTGGATTTAAAGACGGTTCAATCCTTCCGGTAACTACACAAGAACGCGTATTTGAAGATTTAGTTAAAGAACATCCATTACTTGATGCTTTAGGTCTACAAGATTTAGGTGCAGTTACAAAATTTATTTATTCTGATGCGACAAAAGCGTATGCTTGGGGCGAATTATTCGGTGAAATCAAAGGACAAATTAATGCAGCATTTAGACAAGAACAAATTGGTCAACTTAAATTAACTGCATTTGCTGCTATTCCGAACGATATGTTAGAACTTGGGTCGGAATGGGTTGAACGTTATGTTCGAACTTTATTAGTAGAATCTTATTCAGTAGGTTTAGAGTTTGGTTTTGTAAATGGTGGTGGAGCTGTAGCACATCAACCTGTAGGTTTAATGAAAGATGTAAATGCAACTACAGGCGCTGTTACTGATAAAAAATCATCTGGAACTTTAACATTTGCTCCTTCTGAACATGGTGAGGTAATTGCTGGTGAACTTTACGAAGTGGTAAAAGCTTTATCTGTTGATGGAAAAGGAAAATCTCGTAAAGTATTAAATAAAATTGTGATGGTTGTAAATCCTGTGGATGCAATCGGTGTACAAGCACGTAACACAATTCAAACTCCTAATGGTCAATGGGTAATGGCGTTGCCTTATAACATTCAAACTGTTGAATCTGAAGAAGTTCCTGTTGGAAAAGCATTATTCTTTGTAAAAGGACAATATCTTGCAGCGATTGCTGGCGGATATAAGCTTAAAAAGTTTGATCAAACATTAGCAATTGAAGATGCTACGCTTTATACAATCAAACAGTTTGCTAACGGTAAATCAAAAGATAATAAAGCAGCTCTTGTTTATGATTTAAAAATTTCTTTCGTCCCTAAAACTCCAGTAAGCTAAGGGTGATTTGAATGGAAATAGTAATCTCAAATGAAATATTACAGCAATTTAAAGATAGGATGCACTTAGGGGATGAGGAAGATGATAACCTAAAGCGCATCCTTTCTGCATCCACAAAAGCTTTAATAAAAGATTGTGGAGCGTATGACATAAACGAAGATGAGACGTTCAAAGAATTAGTTTTTGAGCGTTCTCGTTATGTTTATAATGATGCACTTGAGTATTTTTCTAAGAACTTTTTAACTGAAATTAATAGTTTTGGCATCGCAAAAGCTTTAGAAGAAATTAAATTGGACGGTGATTAACATGCGTTCTTTTCAGTACAAGAAACCGCTGAATACAGGAGATTGTAGAAATCGAATTATCATCGAACAACCTGTAGTAATAAAAGATGAATTAAATCAGCCAATTGAAACAGATTGGCAAGAAGTAAAAAAAGCATGGGCAATGATAAAAACGGTAAAAGGTTCTGAGTATATTGAAGCTTCAGCTTCACAAGCTACTCGGATTTATCGTTTTGTAATCCCTTATACATCGGGAATTACAGAAGAAATGCGGATCAAAATGAAGAATCGCATCTTTGATATTATCGAACCGCCAATGAATGACGATGAAATGTATCAAACATTGACTATTATCGCAAAGGAGCATACTTGATATGAATGATTTTGCGAGTGATCTTGCTAGAGAATTACAAAGATATGCACGTGTTGTGGAAGAAAACTTAGAAAATGAAATTGATGAAGTGGGAGATATTGCTGTTGGTAAGTTAAAGCAAGGAAGCCCTAAAAAAACAGGTGCTTATCGTAAAGGATGGCGTAAGAAAAAAGAAGGTAATGGTGTTATTCTCCATAATACGCAAGGACAATTAACGCATCTTTTAGAAAAGGGACATGCGAAAGTCGGTGGTGGTCGAGTTCCAGCACAAGTTCATATTCGTCCAGTTGAAGAGTATGTAATTGACGAATTGCCAAGACGTATCGAAAGGGCGGCTCAACAATGACATTAGGTGAATTAACAAAAATTCTTGAAGCTACCGGTTATCCTGTGGCTTATTCGCATTTCACAGCAACGCCAGATAATTCAGTTCCCGCGCCACCTTATATTTGTTTTCTTGTGGATGGATCAGCAAATCTCATGGCTGATAACAAGGTCTATCACAAGATAAATGATTTAAATATAGAACTTTACACAATTAAAAAAGACTTAGTTGCAGAAGCCAAACTTGAAAAAGTCCTAGACGATCATGAAATTACTTATGACTCGTATGGAACTTTTATTGAATCTGAAAAAATGTATCAAAAAATTTATGAAACGAGGTTGATGTAAGTGAATAAAGAAAATAAAGTTACGTTTGGTCTGAAGAATGTACATTACGTTCCATATGATGTTCAAGATTTTTTAGTGAAATTTGGTACACCAATACCACTACCTGGTGGAGTTGAATTAACTTTTGAACCACGTGGTGATTTAATTGAGTTCTATGCAGATGACATGCTTTACTATGCAGCAAGTAATAACCAAGGTTACGATGGAACGCTATCAATTGCGACTATTCCAGAGCAATTTGCTATCGATGCATTAGGCGAGCAATTAGATGAAACAGACGGTGTTTTAAACGAATTAGCTGATGCCAAAGGAAAATCATTTGCATTACTATTTGAATTCGATGGCGATGTGAACGCAACACGACATGTTATGTATAACTGTGCAGCAAGTCGTCCGACAATCGCATCTAAGACAAAGACAAACTCAGCTGAACCGAATACAAATGAATTGAAATTTGTTTCTAGTCCAATTGTTTTAGCGCCTGGTGGAAGACCAATGGTTAAAACAAAAACAACCTCTAAAACAACGCAAGCGATTTACGATAACTGGTACAAAGAAGTGTACGTTAAAAAACCAGCAGCACCAAAGGGAGCGTAATTAGATGGAAAAAACAATTACAATAGACGGAAAACAAGTCAGATTAAAGAGTACAGCGGCAACAGTTAAACGATATAAAGCACAATTCAGACGTAATTTATTTGCAGATATGATGGGGTTAGGAGCAATTAGTACGTTAACTTCATCAGATGGATCGCAACAACCTATCGATACATCTAATCTTGATTTAAGTAAAGTGGACTTTGAGCTTGTTTATGATTTGACTTGGTTATTCGCTAAAACAGCTGATTCAAATATCCCTGATCCTATGACGTGGCTGGATGAATTTGAAGAATTCCCAATTGAAGAAATCATGCCAGAAATAATGGAACTAGTTCAAGTCACTATGGGAGCAAAAAAAAAATAACAGGAAATGATGAAAAGCAAGGGACATTCAGTGATGAAGAATTAACCACTGATTTGTTCCTTGCTCTTTGTTATAAAGCAAAATTAACGCATTGGGATTTAGAAACCATGACAATCGGTGATTGTTTTGATTACATCGCTGAGTTTGCTGAAATGGAGAACCCAGACAAAGAAAAAGTTAGAAAAGCAAATCAAAAAGACTTTGATTCATTCTAAGAAATGAGGTGAGAAAATGGCAGGAAGAATTAAAGGGATTACGATAGAAATCGGCGGGAATACTCAACCGTTACAAAATGCTTTAAAAGATGTAAATAAACAAAGTGATGCTTTGGCTAAAGAATTAAAAGATGTTGAGCGCCTTTTAAAATTTGATCCAGGTAACGTGGAAGCTTTGGCCCAAAAACAAAAGTTACTTACACAACAAATTGAAAATACAACACAAAAGCTCGATAAATTGAAGGCAGCGGAACAACAAGTACAGGCTCAATTTCAAAACGGTAAAATTTCTGAAGAACAATATCGTGCTTTCAGACGTGAAATTGAATTTACAGAAGGGTCACTTAATGGTCTTAAAAATAAACTAGGAAACATGAAAGCTGAGCAAGAGAATGTAGCAAGTTCCACAAGGCAATTAGAAACATTGTTTAGAGCTACAGGAAAAAGCGTTGATGATTTTGCCGGGGCATTAGGAAATCGTCTTGTGAATGCAATTAAAAATGGAACAGCTACAAGTCGCCAATTAGAGCAAGCAATTGGGATTATTGGTCGTGAAGCATTAGGAACTGAAGCGGATATTGAAAAATTACAAAGAGCATTACGATCTGTGGATGCTGGTAATTCAATACAACAAGTACGAAACGAATTACGAGACTTACAACAAGAAGCTCAAAGAACGCAAAGAGAATTTCAAGAATTAGATATTGGCTTAGAAAATGTTCTTGGAGCAATGGTTGCTGGTGGTGGAATTGCCGGAACAATTGAAAAAGCACTTGATATGTCTAAGCTAAAAACAAAAATTGATATTACTTTCGATGTACCCGAGTCCTCCAAAAAATCAGTAGAAGAAGCTATTAGAGGTGTCACTACTTATGGAGTTGATGCTGAAGCATCTTTAGAGGGAGTGCGCAGGCAATGGGCTTTAAATAAAAATATTAGCGATGAAGCTAACGCATCTATAGTAAAAGGGGCAGCGGTAATTGCAACATCTTATGAAGGTATAGATTTTACAGAGTTAATCCAAGAAACATATGAAATAGGAAATGAATTAGGGATAACTCAAGATAGTGCCCTTGGTATGGTTGATGCGTTGTTAAAAATGGGATTTCCACCAGAACAACTAGATATCATTGCCGAATACGGAAGTCAGCTGACTCGTGCAGGTTTTAAGGCTGAAGAAGTCCAAGCGATTATGGAAGCAGGTGTTGAAACAGGTAGTTGGAATTAGATTATAGTTCCCTTGTATGGTGACATACAATGAAAAACTCCTTTAATTCAGTGAAACTCTCAAATGAGACAATACTGAGCGAAGCCTTTTAATTAAGGAACGTGCAACGACTAGTCGAAAGACGTAGGGTGTAAGCAAATGGCACTCGAAACGGGGAGCAACTCAAGTAGTTGAAGATATAGTCTAATCTATGCGGTGACGTATAGCAGTTCATAAGAGAACGGGCGTGACGTTGCGAATCACGTTGAATATAAATGATTGATAATCTCTTAGATGGGCTTAAAGAAGGAAGGATTCAATTAACTGAATTTGCTCAAGGTGCGGATAAGGCTTTGAAAGAAGCGCTAGATGGCTCTGGGATTGTCACAGAACAAATAGAAAAGTGGGGTGCAGCTGTCGCTAAAGGTGGAAGTGATGGTTCGAAAGCTATGGTAGAAGTAGCTAAAGCAATTGAAGGGATAGAAGATCCAGTAAAAAGAAATCAAGTGGGGGTTAAAGTTCTAGCCACTATGTTTGAAGACCAAGGACAAAATTTAACTAACACTTTAATAAGTGCTTCAGAAAAAACCGTAGACTTCCAGAAGAATCAGGATAAATTGAATGAATCTATTAAAAAAATGGATGCAAGTCCAGCGGTTAAATTTCAAAAAGCAATGGGTGATTTACAGATGGCGCTGAAACCAGTTCTTGGAGTTGTAGCAGATCTAGTCTCTAAATTCGCTGAATGGATTTCTAATAATCCAGAATTAGCAGCGACATTAGCGACTATCGGAGTAGCTATCGGTGTGATTTCCGGTGCGATTATGGCACTTGTGCCTATAGTTGTGACGGTCATGAGTATCTTCGGGATTGGAGCGGCTGCAGCGGCTGGGTTTGTTGCGGCTATTCCCCTTATCATAGCCGCTATAGCAGCCATAGGTATTGCGATTTATAAAAACTTTGATGATATTAAACAATGGATTATAGATACTTGGGATTCTATTACGGAATATTTAGTAGGAGTTTGGGACGGTATCGTGCAATCATCCAGTGAAGCTTGGAATTCATTTTTAGAAACAATGCATGCATTCTTTGATCCAATAGGTCAGTTTTTTAGCGATTTATGGACAGGGATAGGTGAGGTATGCAGCAGTGCATGGAGTTCGATTGTTGAATTCTTTTCTGGAGCTTGGGCTTCATTCACAGAAATGATGCATAGTTTCTTTGATCCGATAGGCGAATTCTTTAGTAACTTATGGTCCGGAATTGTGGAAACAGCGTCTTCCTGGTGGACTTCTTTAGTTACAACGGCTTCCGAATTGTGGGGAACACTCGTACAAGCTTGGCAAGATACTTGGAATACCATTGTTACCGTTTTAGATCCAATCATTTCATTTATCGCAACAGTTTTAGAAGCAGGTTGGCTACTTATTCAGGCAGGAGCGCAAATCGCTTGGGCAGCTATAAGCCAATATATTATTCAACCAATTCAAGAGGCTTACAATTGGGTGAGTACAACAATCAGTGAAATGGTTACTTGGCTTGGTACACAATGGGAAATTGCAAAAGCTGTGGCACAAGTAGCCTGGGGATTATTTAAGCAATATATCATTCAACCAGTCGTAGACACTTGGAACTTAGTAAAAGAAAAGTTCAGTGATTTAGTTTCATGGCTAAATTCACAATGGGAGACAATAAAATCATATACATCAGCAGCGTGGAGTTTGGTAAAACAGTATGTTATTCAACCTGTCCAAGAGTTGTGGAATACAACCAAGCAAAAACTTGGAGATTTAGCTAATTGGATATTAAGTAATTGGGAAACGATAAAATCTTATACACTTACAGCTTGGAATTTAGTGAAACAATACGTAATTAATCCAGTAACTGAAACGTATAATCAAGCCAAACAAAAATTTACTGATCTATATAATTCAGCGAAAGAAAAATTTGATGCTGTAAAGAATGCAGCACAAGAAAAATTCGATGCGGCTAAACGTAACATCATCGATCCAATCAAAGAAGCAGTTGGTAAGGTAGAAGAATTTATTGGGAAGATTAAGGGATTCTTTAGTGATTTAAAATTAAAAATTCCAAAGCCTGAAATGCCACCTCTTCCACACTTTAGTTTACAAACAAGTACGAAAAACGTTTTAGGTAAAGATGTTACTTATCCATCAGGAATTAATATTGATTGGCGTGCAAAAGGTGGTATCTTCACTAAGCCGACTATCTTTGGGATGAATAATGGACGTTATCAAGCAGCAGGAGAAGCGGGGGACGAAGCGGTGCTTCCGCTTAATAAAAAGACACTTGGAGCTATTGGTGCTGGAATCGTAGCAGCCATGCCACGAGAACAATTTGCTATGCCAGGCGAAATAAATCAATTAATGGGTGACATGAGCCGTATGATGGCTAGTTCTGTCAGCCAATTATCAGGATTAAAGACTGTCATGAGTGGTGTGTATGGAAATATGTCAAATAGTAAACAGGCTATGACAAGTAGTGTATCAAATCAAGTATTTAATAACTCATTTGGATCATCTGGTGACGGAGCAATTCCGATGCTTGGTGGTGATTTGGTTGTTGAAGTTCCTGTTGTTATAGAGGGGCGAGATGTGGCGCGTGGTACGTATCGATATACAACCGAGTACCAAGAAAGAGAAAAACAAAGAGACTCAGCCTTTTAGGTTTGGGTTTCTTTTATTTTATAGAGAAACGAGGTGTTAAAATGAGTACTTTTACTTTTAATAAACAACGCAAGGAATACATTCAAATAGAAAAAGGATGGAGTCCACCAACATGGGCACCTCTAAAACGGAATTTTTTAAAAACACCTGGATATCCAGGTGCAAGATTATTAGGTACAGAAACCGATCCACGTCCACTTCCTGTACCTGTAGGAATTATTGTTCCAAATGGAACGGACTTAGAAACTTTAAAAGAAGAAATAGCAGATTGGTTAATTACAGAACAACCTGTCGAGTTAGTTTTTGATGTAAAACCAGATAGAACATATATAGCTGTTGTTGATGAAGATTTTAATGTTGATGATTTTGTAAGTCTGGGAAAAGGTACTTTAAAATTTATTTGCCCAATGCCATATAAATTAGGACCAATTCGAAATGCAAAAGCAAAACTAGAACCAAATAATATTATTAAAATGGATGCTTTGAATGAGGGAAGTGTATTTTCAGAACCGAAATTCAAGATACAGGTAGAGAATCCGTCCACATTCATCGATATTATAAATAAAAATGGAGGTCAACATTTTCGTATAGGATACCCAGTTAAGATAGATGAAAC